CCTGAGCAATACCTACAATGGTATGCTAAGAACCAGGGTGTTGGTGATAGCAATAAGCCTAAGGTATCTGTACAGAAGTATCTATTCCAACCAGAAGAGATTCAATCTCTGATTGACGATACACTTAAAAGCGTTCTTGGCCGTAAGGCTACAGATAGCGAGAACAAAGAATTCTATACTGCTATTCAGGGAATGATTGATGCTGGAACAATTACAACCACCAAGAAAGTTGGCGGTAAAACTGTTACAGAAACCAAGCCTGGATATACTAAAGAAAAAGCCCAAGCCTTAATTAAGAAGAGTGTAGAAGAAAAGGCCCCACAAGATTTAGCGGAGAAGCAGAGTCTTGACTTTGCCGACTTCCTATCAGGATTAGGAGGCTAATATGGCAGAGACAGCATTTGGTATTACCGCTGATTTAATTAAACAGTTTCCAGAACTTAAAAAGGTATTTGACCTATGGAAGGCTGGCAATACAACTGACGCAGAGTTAGAGTATTATAAGACTACTTATTACAAGAATCTTACTTCTAATGCGCAGACACGCCAAAAGAAAAAAGCATCTCAGCCAGGTGTATATGCTCAAGAACTTGAGGCATATAAACTTGAACAGAAGAAACGTCTTACCGCTAGAGGTATAACTGTTTCTGATGCTACTCTAGAAGATGCATATCTTAAAGGACTTAGCGATACACAGGTAGACCTTAATGCTTTGATTGCTGCTAAGGGTAAGCCAATTGGTGGTTCGACACTAGGTAGCGTTCAGAGTCTTAAAGAATATGCTGATGCTTTTGGTATGTCATACTCCCAAAGAAGTTTAGATGCATGGTCTCAGGGTATATTCTCTGGCACAACAACTGCTGATGATATTCAAGCACAGATTCGTAGAGATGCATCTAGTGCATTTCCAGTCTATGCTGACCAGATAAATAAAGGAACTAGTGTTGAGGCATTAACCTCAGCCTATAAATCTTCTATGGCTAACATATTAGAGATTGATGCAGACAGTATTACATTTAATGACCCTACTCTTCGTCGGGCTTTACAATATATTGGGCCTGATGGTAAACCAGCAGTTAAACCAATATGGCAATTTGAAACTGAATTGCGTCAAGACCCTCGTTGGGAAAAAACAGATAATGCTAGAAAAGTTGGAGATGCAATATCAATGAAAGTTCTCCGCGACCTTGGATTGGCGTAAACATGGCAGCACCTAAAGTTGAAATAGCAAGTACAACTAAAGTAACATCTGGACAAACTCTTTCTGGTATTGCTGCAAAAGCAGGAGTAAGCGTTGCCGCTATTGCGGCCGCTAATCCTCAAATTACTAATTTAAATAAAATTAACGTTGGCCAAACAGTTAATATTCCAGTTGTTAGCACTGCAACTAAGACTGCGACTAGTACATATGCTGGTGGAGTTACTGGTGGAACAAATCCTTTTTCTCCTACATCAGGAGTAAGTGCAGCAAAACTTGAAACAATTTCTAAGGCTGCTGGTATCACACCAGTATCTGGCTCAGTTGGTGCTACAGGCGCTACGGGTGCCACTGGTAATGCTGCAGCAGACGCAGCGGCTAAAGCCGCAGCAGATGCGGCAGCAAAGGCTGCAGCAGACGCAGCGGCTAAAGCCGCAGCAGATGCGGCGGCACAAGCAGCAGCAGAAAAAGCAGCAGCAGAGGCTAAGGCTAAAGCAGATGCTGAAGCAGCAGCACGTGCAGCAGAACTTGAAAGAATTAAAGCAGAACTTCTTGCAGCGGCGGATGCTGATAGACAAGCACTTCTTGCTCAACTTGCAGCAGCACAGGCAGCGGCAGATGCCGCAGCAGCGGCAGCAGCAAATGCAAATGCAGCAAATGCAGCAACATTAGCAGCGGCAAATGTAGCAGCACAACAGAAGGCAGCAGAAGATGCAGCCAAGGCTGCAGCAGAAGCAGAAAGAGTTGCTGCACAACGTGAGTCTATTGGTAAGATTATTGCAGATAGGTTTGCTAAGTATGGTCTTGCTAGCCTAGGTGCTAAAGTTCTAGACCTTGCTCGTCAAGGATATTCAGAAGACACAATTACATTAGAACTTCAGAATACCCCAGAGTATCAGCAACGATTTGCAGCAAATGCTGCACGTATTAAAAAGAACTTAAGTGTTCTTACTCCTGCGGAATATCTTGCTAACGAAGATGCTTATCGTCAAACACTCCGTGCATATGGTCTAACTCAATTTGACAATGATGCATATGTAAGGCAGTTTATCGAGAACGATGTATCTCCATCAGAGTTGTCAACTCGTGTATCTATGGCTGTTCAGAGAGTTCAGAATGCTGACCCTGCAATTGCTAGAACACTTAAAGATTATTATGGAATTGGCTCAGCCGACATGGTTGCCTATGTTCTTGACCCTAGCCAACAGTTACCTAAGATTCAACGTCAGATTGCAGCAGCCGAAATTGGCGTAGCCGCAAGAGTACAAGGACTTGAGACTGGTGTTTCTGTAGCAGAACAACTAGCAGCACAAGGAATCACACAAGCCGAAGCACAAAAGGGATATGCAACAATTGCAGATATCCTACCTACCGCACAGAAGTTAAGCGAAATCTACGGAACAACACTTCCTGGATATAACCAAGCAGAGGCAGAACAAGAAGTATTTAATACTCTAGCCTCAGCGCAACGTAAACGTAAAGCACTTACTGAGAGAGAAATTGCATCATTCTCTGGTAAGGCTGGAACTACAAAAGCGTCGCTACTTAGCACAACAGGCGGACAATACTAGAATCCTGACATTGACCTATCGGCCCAATGCAGCGTATAAGACCGACAGTAGGAGCCAGACAGTTTCCCCGAACTGAACTGCGGCCTGCGACTAACAACGAATAGAAGGGTGGTAGTTGCTATGAGCAACAATTACTGGGAAGATGAAGACGAAGACCTAGATACTGACCAAGGTTTCTCTGGTGATGGAAGTGACTTGATTAAGAAGTTACGGAAAGCAAAGAGAGCCGATGAGAAGCGTATTAAGGAACTCACTGAGCAACTTGAAGGATTATCCAAAGTGCAGCGTGAGCGAACCGTCAAAGAAGTCCTGGAAAAGAAAGGCGTAAACGCTAAGGCTGCACGCTTAATTCTTAAGGATATCGATAATGTTAACGAGGAGACAGTTTCTAACTGGCTCGATGATAATGCAGATTTATTCGGAATTAAAGTACAGCAAGATGAAGCCAACATGCCAGAACAAGACCGTGCTGCCCTAAGGCAACAGGATGTTCTAACACAAGGTGCGTTTACTCCAGACAGAATGGAAGAACTTAACTCAAGAATTGACAATGCAGATTCTATGGATGCATTGTTAGATGTTCTTCGTTCACAACAATCATCATAGTTTCTAGTCACTGGAGGTGACGAATGGCATATGTATCAACAGCCTCTGACAATCTCGGAGGAACCGCTGGTGGTGCTGGTCTAGTACAGAAGGCGTATGACCGTCTTCTAGAATTCGCTCTCCGCTCTGAACCACTAATTCGTTCAGTCGCAGATAAGCGCCCAGCCCGTCAAGCAATCCCTGGCTCAACCGTTGTTCTACAACGTTATGTTGACCTTTCAGCAGCAACAACTGCTCTAACAGAAACAACTGACCCAGAAGCAGTAGCAATGTCAACACCAACATCAGTAACCATTACTCTTGCAGAGTACGGTAACTCAGTGTTGGTAACACGTGCATTAGAGTTATTCTCTCTTGCAGATGTTGACCCTGCAATCGCAAACATTATCGCTTACAACCTAGCAGATTCTATTGACTCCGTAGCAATGACAACATTGCGTGGCGGTTCAAACGTAATCTACTCAGGTTCAACAGCAACATCAACTGCAACTGTAACAGCAGCCGCAACACTATCTTCAGCAAACATCCGCAAGGCTGTTGCTAAGTTACGTGCTAACAAGTCTAATGGTCGCAAGGGTTCACTATACTGGGCTGGATTACACCCAGAGGTATCCCACGACCTACGTGCTGAGACAGGTTCAGCAGGATGGTTGCTTCCTAACCAATACGGTTCTTCACAAGACCGCATCTGGGCAGGAGAAATTGGAACATACGAGGGTGCATACTTCGTAGAGTCTCCACGTCTGTACACAGCAACTGACGGTGCTTCATCTGCAAAGGTGTACCGCACAATCATCGCTGGACAACAGGCATTGGCTGAGGCAGTTGCCGAAGAGCCACATGTAGTTATCGGACCAGTAGTTGACCGCTTGATGCGTCACCGCCCAATGGGTTGGTACGGCGTACTAGGCTTTGCTCGCTACCGCGAAGAGGCACTATACAGAATCGAATCAGGTTCATCAATCGCTTAGTTGATTGACGGTAGGGCTAGGGGAAACTCTAGCCTTACAGTAAGTTCATTAAGGAGAACAATGGCAGACTACACATTTACAACACCAGTTGTACAAGAAGCACCTATCGGTAAGCATAGACTATTTTACTTCTATAAACTTAATAAGGGTGTTAGTATTGCCAAAAGCGGTGCTACCTATTCTAAAGTAAGATTCCCACTGGACGAAGACATAGCAACCTATGATGAATTTTATCTTGGTGGCCACGAACATATAGTAGATGATACTACTAAGGCTGCACTAATATCATCTGGCTTAGGAATAACTGAGGCTAATTTCACAGCAGCGTAAGGGACGAGTATGGCAAAACATTGGCAAGACCATCCAACAGAAGTTGAAGGATGTTTCGGATGCAAGGTAATGAATTTACAAGTAAATGCAGGAGATGCTAAAAGAGATATTCCAGATAAAAAATGGAATGCAGAACTTCAGGCTTATCGAGATGCAAGAGCACAAGGTATTCAGCCAGCAGGAACTACTATGCGTCACGTAGAAGAAGCGCATAAAGCATCAGAAATTTTAGGCAAAGCGTATAATGCGGACACTATGCCTAAGACGAAAGATATAACACCAAAAGCCGCAGCCGTAATGAAAGAGATAGGACAAGTATAATGCCAAAAGTAGGAAAGAAGAAGTTCCCATATACCGCCAAGGGCAAGAAGGCTGCAAAGGCTTATGCTAAGGGTGAGAAGATGGAATCTAAGGCTGAGAAGAAAATGGAAATGAAAATGGGTATGAAGAAGATGGGCAAGAAGAAGTAATGCCTACCCCTAAACCAAAAGTATTAACAGGCAAAGCAGCCATTGCCGAGTATCAAAGACAAGTATCTCCTAAGGGTGTTGCCGCAGCCGAGGCTGCTGCTAAGAAAGCACTAGAGCAAAAGTACCCAGGAATGTTTCTACCTGAAACTCGTAGAACTCCTGGCGTAAGACGAGGACGATAATGAAGAAGGCAGCAGCAAAGAAAAAGATTTCTAAAGTTATGAAAGAGTACAAGGCTGGAACTCTTAACATTGGTAAATCTAAAAAGATGGTAAAGTCTAAGAAGCAGGCGATTGCTATTGCTCTATCTCAGGCTGGTATGTCCAAGAAGAAAAAGTAATGTCTTCTGGAACATATAAAAGACATGATGGTTTTAATCCAGTTCAAATTAAGAATGGTCTAGTGGTTCGGTTGAACAAGAACGGAACCATTAGGTCAGTCTTAGGAAAGTATGGGGAATATGGAAAGCAAAAGGGACCCAAGGCTCGCTAGAGCAGGAGTGTCTGGTTTTAATAAACCAAAACGTACTCCTAAGCATCCTACTAAATCACACGTAGTTGTAGCCAAAGAAGGAAGTCAAGTAAAAACAATTCGATTTGGTCAACAGGGTGTTACTGGAGATAGGCAACCTACAGCAAGGCAAAAATCTTTTAAAGCACGTCACAGAAAAAATATTGCTAAGGGCAAAATGTCTGCAGCATATTGGGCGGATAAAGTAAAATGGTAGCAAAGAAAAAGACTAAGTCTAAAGTTAATGCTGCTGGCAATTACACTAAGCCTGAGATGAGGGCTAAGTTGTTTAAGAAGATTAAGGCTGGTTCTAAGGGTGGAGACCCTGGAGAATGGTCAGCCCGTAAAGCACAACTACTTGCTGTTCAATACAAAAAGGCTGGCGGAGGTTATAGATAATGGCACTAGCCAAATCTCAGAAGTCTTTAAAAGACTGGACTAAGCAAAAGTGGACAACCTCTGATGGCAAACCATCTAAGGGTAAGAAAAGATATTTACCTGAAAAAGCATGGGCAGCACTAAGCCCTGCTGAGAAAGCCGCTACTAATAAAGCAAAGGCTGCAGGTAATGCTAAAGGTAAACAGTTTGTTAAACAACCTAAATCAATAGCAAAAAAAGCAGCAAAGTACAGATAGGGACACAGGGGACTATGAGCAAAAAAGATTCTATTGCACTAGTATGGTGCGATAATGGAATGGTAGATGGCAAGTTTATGCAAGGCGTAACAGATGTTATGTTAAAGTCTGGCGTAGAATTTGCTACATCTTTAAGAAGTCAAGGCAATCAAATTGCTAGACAACGACAAACAGTAATTGATTACTGGTATGATAAGACTGATTACGAATGGCTACTATGGGTAGACTCAGATGTAGTAATTAGTCCAGAAAAGTTTAAATTATTATGGGATAATAGAGATGCTGAAAAGCGTCCTATGATTACTGGAGTATACTTTACTACAGATAATCCAGAAGAACCTTTAATGATTCCTATGCCTACAGTATTTAGTTTTATTAATGATAAAGAAGGTGGCTTTGGATTATCCAGAGTACACCCATTACCAGTTAATGAATTAATTAAAGTAGATGCAGCAGGAATGGGATTTATCTTAATGCATCGCAGTATAGTTCCTAAGGTTCGAGAAGTATCACCCGAAGGACAACTATTTATGGAAATGGGTAGAGGCTCTAAGTTCATAGGTGAAGATATATTCTTCTTTGCACTATGCGATAAGGCAGAAGTTCCATTACATTGCCATACAGGAGCCACTGCTCCACATATGAAACGCTTTTCATTTGATGAACATTATTACAAGGCATTCTTTGGTAAACCTAAGGAAGAGCCTAAGTCAAAACTTATCACCCCTGATAAGAAAATCATTACACCTAGATAGGATAAACAATGCCAACAGGTACCGCAGGTAGCACTCTATGTGCTGAACTGAATCGCCTAGCCAATGGTGGTAACTACCCAGCAAGGACAGCGTTTCTTGATGAACAAGGTGCTGCTAATAAGTGGGCTAGTACATCAGGACTTGGAATAATTGGAGCCTTGAATAAAAAGGCAAGTGCTGGTAGAGCACCTTCTGCTTATAAAGATTTAAATGGTATCTGTAATGAACTTGCTGGAACTACTGGCAAATCAGCAATTGACGCATTAAGGAGCATAGCCTCTTGACAACTACATTATCTAATCTCATTGATGAGGTTCTAATTAACCTTGCTGGTTATACCTATCAACAAGAGCGAAGCACATATCTTAGAACTGCTGTAACATCCACCGTATCTACATCAAACTCTCCAACAGTTCTTAGCCTAGGTTCTTCCGAAAACCTTGGTAAAGGTATAATTGAAATTGGTGAAGAATTAATGTGGGTTGATACATTTGACCGTGTTTCAAACACGGCTACTATATCTCCATATGGTCGTGGCTATCTAGGCACAACTGCATCTACTGCGGCGGCTGATTCAAAGGTAACTATCTCTCCAGTATTCCCACGCAACTCAGTTAAGAAAGCAATCAACGATACAATTCGTTCTACTGGCTCTTCGATGTTTGCCGTTAAAAGTATGACATTTACCTATGAAGCCCCAGTTACCACCTATAATATTTATGATGGATATGTTATTTCAAATGTCCTAAGTATTATGTGGCAATCTGTTGGTCCATCTGAAGAATGGATTCCAGTCCGTAAATGGTCTTGGGATTCTAAAGCAGACTCTACTGCTTTTGCCGCTAATGCACAAACAATTACTATTGGTGATTATATTACACCTGGAAGAAAAGTTAAAGTAATCTATGCTACAGACGCAGAAGCCTTTACTTCTAACTCACAAGACTTTGTTACACAAACTGGTTTACCAGAATCATGTAAGGATGTTATAATCCTTGGGGCCGCATATCGTTTGCTAACATATCTAGACCCTGCTCGCGCTGCTCAAATCAGCCCACAGGCAGACGAGACAGATAGCAAGCGTCCATTTGGTGCGTCGAATACTGCTACCAAGCAACTGTATGCTTTGTATACACAACGCTTGAAAGAAGAAACGTCTCGCCAGCAAAATCAATATCCAATCCGCGTCCACTACAGCCGATAGGGAACTAAATGACAACACGCAAATACTCCTCTCGTTCTCAACAAACGACACTCTCAGGTTCATTAACCTCATCTGGTACATCAGCAACTGTTGTATCAGCAACACAACTTCTAGGTGGTATCACCGTATCCGCTGGAGAAACATTTACAGTAGTAATTGACCCAGATACCGCTCTTGAAGAAATTGTAGATATTACGGCGGTTGCTGGTAATACTCTTACAATTACTCGTGGTGTTGAAAACGACGGGACTGGCTCCTCTCACTCCGCTGGTGCTACTGTCCGCCATATGGTTGTTGGCCGTGACCTTCGTGAGGCAAATACACATATCGAATTATCTAGTGGGGTTCATGGAATTGCATCAACAAGTTCCGTAGTGGGAACTACCGATACCCAAACTCTATCTAACAAAACTTTAGTTTCTCCAACTATTACAGGAACACCTGGAGTTGCCACAAGTATTACATTTGAAGGCTCTACAGATGATGCTTTTGAAACAACCCTTACTGTTGTAGACCCAACCGCAGATAGAACAATTACTTTTCCTAACACTTCTGGAACAGTAACAATTCTTGATGCCACACAGACTCTTACAAATAAAACATTAACAAGCCCTACTATATCTGGAACTCCAGTTATTACTGGTCTTTCATCTGCAGGCATGTCAGCATCTTCTGCTGCTCCTAAAGACTATGTAGATAGCATTCTTGGTTCAGCAACCGCTGCCAGTACATCAGCAGCAAGTGCTTCTACTTCAGCGTCGAGTGCGGCAACCAGTGCGTCTAGTGCTGCTACATCCGCTACAAGTTCAGCCACATCAGCAACTGCTTCTGCTACTAGCGCTACAGCATCAGCAACATCCGCTACGGCATCTGCTACTTCTGCCACAGCATCTGCTACATCTGCTTCTGCTGCAGCAACTAGCGCTACAAATGCTGCTACTTCTGCTACATCTGCTGCTGCTAGTGCAACGGCTGCTGCTACATCGGCTACTAGCGCTGCTGCAAGTGCAACAACTGCTGCTAACTCAGTAGCATCAATTGCAACCTATGCATCTAATGCTTTAACATCTGCTAACTCTGCTGCAACATCGGCTTCTAGTGCTGCCACATCTGCAAGCACAATGGCTGCAAGCGTAACTGCTGCAGCAACAAGTGCTGCATCTGCTGCTACTTCAGCAACTTCAGCAGCCACTTCTGCTACTTCAGCATCTGCTAGTGCTACCGCTTCGGCTACTTCTGCTACTGCATCTGCCACTTCCGCTACAGCATCAGCCACAAGTGCTACTGCATCTGCTACCTCAGCAACAGCCTCAGCAACTTCGGCTACTGCGTCAGCAACCTCTGCCTCAGCAGCGGCTACTAGTGCAAGTTCAGCAGCCACTTCTGCAAGTTCGGCTGCAACCTCTGCATCATCTGCAGCAGCAAGTGCTTCAGATACAGCAACAATTTACGATAACTTTGATGATAGATACTTAGGTGCAAAATCAACTGCTCCATCAGTAGATAATGATGGCAACACACTTCTTGTTGGTGCTTTGTACTTTAACTCTACAGGTGGAGTTATGTCTGTATGGTCTGGAAGTTCGTGGACTGCTATCAACGCTGCAAGTTCTTATTCAGCACCTACTCTTGGCTCAACTCTTATTCCTTCTGGAACAACAGTTGGAACTATTGCTGGACTAACTCTTACTGCTCCAACATTAACTGGAACAGTAACTGCAAGTGGAGATATAGACCTATCTGCAACAGGTGGACCAGGAAGTATTAAAGATGAACTAACCCTGCTTCTTATGGAAGCAATCTAAGAAAGGTAGTAACTAATGGCTACAACAACCAAGGCTATTGCTCGTACAGCAGCAGCCACATCAAGCACAACCCTATACACGGTGCCGACTACAACAACTAT